AGCGCTTCTGGGCTTGGTGGGGGTCTCTCCCCTACCATGCACCATCCTGAATGATTCTCTCTTTTATTTTGTTGACTCTGTCCCCTTCAATCTTGTTGGACTTAGCTGCATTGCAACAAAAATGAGCAGCTTGCAAATTATTCCAATCTTGAGCAGCCTCTTCCTTGGACGAATAGCCAAATTCTTTGTACCGGGAGATGGGCTTTATTTCGTCGATGACGAATGAAAGCGGATGCAAGTGGTCTGATGGTTCATCGTAATGAATCTCTCCAAGTCTTCCTTTGCATATACCGCACTCGGCATTCATAGCTCGGAATCTTGCCCGGTATTTTCTGCGAAGTGCTCCGTTGGAGTATCTTGGATTAGACATTTGTTTTAATCTCCTTGCTTACATGGTGATTGCATTCAAGAACGTGTGGCATAGTTTATACGAGGGACGGTCAAAAATACGATCACCACATAAGAAAGGACTGACCACTGATACTCACACTCGTATGATCAGGACGCATAACCACAAGATGTATCATTGCGTCGGTACGATATGACCAAGTGTTATATCGTTATGAGTAAACCAAGATGAAGGGTCCCGGATAAATTTCTGTAAACAAAAACAGGCATCCATAAAGAACACCTGTTGTTGATTTGCGTCTAGCCGATTTCGTGCTGGCGAAGTTGACTGAGCGACGCATAAGACATATTGTGAGTCGTTCGACTCTATTTAATTGTTACGTGCAAGGCATGTTTTCGCATCACCTTACAATACAAAAATATCATAAAAGTTGTCCCCTGAGTACCGCACTTTATATCTTACGGGACAGAATGAAATAGAATTTCCGTCTCATTTCATAATATGCTGTGCGGCCAAGTGGCATTCCTTTAGCTTCAAGCTGATCGAATGTTAGGCCGTAACATACACCCCACTTGAGATACGAATCAAGGCCATTGGAACAAACTGAAATGATGTCCTCAATGAGTTTGACTTTTTCCGATAACTCTGACGCTCTGACCGCTGCATTCATGATCATGTCATCAGAAGGTGAAGTTTGCACTTTGTCTTTGTCGTATCGGATAGCCGTTGATGTGTCTCTGGCATCGTCCAATTCTGCTAACATCATTGGATAGCGGAGTGCGTAATGGATTGCGGTCAAATAGTCTTCTTTCGGAAGATAGTATTTGCTTTTAATTGGCATTGGTCTGTACTTGCTCATGTTCTCACCACCCTTCAAAGTCATCGTCTTCGTAATGCTCGACACTGCTGAATATCAAGCAATAGATTGTCACTGCGATTGCAAATATAATTATTCCCATGCAGATGTATGGAAAGTGATATATCAGAGCCCCGATCCCGATTAAGATGGCGAAGAATAGGATTGTTAAGAGTAGTGATATTAGTATGTGTTTAAGTTTCATGAGTCCTCGCTTTCCTGTGGTACATACTGACATTCATCATCATTCCATTTCCACCCTAAAAAATCTAAGTAAAACGAACGCAAGCACCGTTCGCAAACATGGAACGTTGAATATCCATCAAACCCATCTAAGCCGATTTTGTACCGTTTTTCTCCACTACTATCGGCTTCTGTTATTTTGTTGCATTTATCGCACTTTATCAAATTGCTCATTCCTTATCGCTCCTTTCCATCTTTGCACCACACTTCGGGCAATAATTCATACCATATGTACTTTTTCCAAATGTATAGCCAAATTCACATTCAGAACACCTATAATCAATTATCTCATCGCCTTGATATATAGGTCTCCAATATCCTATCTTTGGCTTTTGCTTCAACAACTTGCCGTACTTCGCCCCACATTCTCGGCAACGGTCTGCAAACTCTGTTACTGTTTCGGACTTCGCATCGTCACATAGCTCTTGCTCTAATGCCTTGATTGCCATTTCAACAGCATCCTCGATGCGGTCTGTGTCATACTGTGGCTCAAGCATATGAACAATAACATTCATAATGCTGATCGCTTCTTCTCTTGTCATCCCGTCACCTCTCAATCGCAACTGCTTCCCATTTCAAATTGCAGAATCTTCTGTCCGTTTCTGTCGATGATCCTGGCTCCGTATACTCCATAACCGACAAGCTGAGCCATTGAGAATAAACAATAAACATCACCGTCATTCTCTTCGACCTTCTTTAATTCTTCTTCCGATAAAACTCTTTCATGCCAATTCAAAGCCATTATCTGTCTCCTTCCATAATCTCAATGTCACTGTCACTGTCCAGAACCGCTTTCAATGTGCAGTACGGTGGAAGAACTAACACTCCTCTGTCAAAATCTTCTGCAATTGACTCTCTAAGCTTGTTGAAGTCATCCACCTTCATAAAAGACCCACACTGTATTATTACTTTGCTCATTTCGTTTTTCCCTTTCTTCCTCTTCGTTTCGGTTTATACTTGTCACAATATCCTTTCTCAATTTGTTTCTTGCCCAGAATCCAAACTCGGCTGCGTCCTTCCATCATGATGTAATCGCAATATCGAATTTGGCTATTGATTACTCCTGCGTTGCATTTACAATACATACATGACGCACACTTCTTTCTATCTCCGACATAATACTTCTGAACCTCTTCGCTCATAACTTCAACTCTCCTTGCTCGTAGTTTCTGTTGCGCTCGACATCTATCTGTCCGGCATAAGCGTTTAACAGGTTTGTCATAAGCTGTTTTGTTTCTGCGTCGGAATATTCATTCACTGTCTTTTTGATGTCATTGCAAACTCGCTCCCAGAAGTGATCGTTTCGCAACTCAATCTTGACCGCTGCCCATTCTTTGTATTTCTTCCAAGCTACGCTTGAGAGATTGTATATCTTTTTCATGTACTCTTCGTTCATATTCCTTTCTCCTTTCCCCAAAGCAATATGCCGGAGTCTCGAATCGTCTCTTTGCATTGATGGTGTATTTGTCTTCTCTTTTCTCCCAGCTTTCAATTGCTGAGAGTGCTCTGTCTCCTAATCCGCGCTTGTCGGACTTGGCTTGATTTAATCCTCTCATTGTGTTAGTCCCCTAATTAAATTCGATGATGTTTCCGTCTGAATCCATATAATCAAATATATTTACCTGTCCGATGATTTCAGGGTTGAGATACCAATGCGCTGGATCTCTCCAAGGTATTCCGATATAATCAAGGACCTCTCCCCATCCATATTGAGTTCCGTCTTCATGCTTGCAACATCTGTTCATCCAGAAATCCCACTCCTGCGGACTGCGCTCATACAATCTGTCAAACCGATGCGGTCTTTCTTCAAGCTGAATTCCAAAGCCACACATTGAGCAACCGGTTCTTTGTTCGCCTGTTGTGTAATATTCAAAATCTCCGAATTCATTCGGTATTTCAGAAATCTTTACTTCTCCATAAATTTCAGGAATGTGAACTCCCAGATCTACGGCAAGATGTACCACATCCGAATGATAGTAAAATGCGAACGGACAACTTCTTGCTGTGGTCTTTCCGAAGTAGTTGCAACCGTTTTCTTCAAGTGCATCTGCTCTCTGTCCACCTTCTGAAGCCATCAGGCCAAGGAACGGAACTGAGTTATGTTCTTTTGCCCAATTATCACAAGGTGCTTCTTTCAGGTAATAGCAACATTTATGTGATACTTTGAAATTCGGTTTTTTGTAACCAAGCGCAGCTCCTTCCGCATCTAAACCACCAAACAACTTGAGATATGTCATCGGAAGTCTCATTTTGCTATCCGTTGCAAAGTGTCCTTGCTCTCCGCATTCGCCTGTTATAATTGCATGACGGACTGTCTTGTTCTTCTCAGACGGATGTGCAAGTGTATCAATCTTGTTTGCGATCTTCTTAGAAAGAACCGGGAAGCCTTCTTCTTGCAAGATGTTCACTTTGTTTTTTAACGGCTTGACTATAATGCAACCCATTTCTTTGTGTACTGCCTGAATGCTTTTATCTTCCAGAGTCGAAGCGGACACCCTCGGCACATCATATCCCATTGATTCAATTAACTTGGCCAATACAATGGAATCAAGGCCACCGACTGACACATGGTAATTAAGATCTCTTCTTTCACACTCTTTTATAAAATCTCTGATTCTGCTCTTTGACATTTCAACTTTGATGGAATACGGAACTCGCTGTTTCTGTAACATTTCTTCATGCTTCTGCATTTTGTGTGCTTTGTATTCCTCGATAGAGCTGAAGTCACTCATTTCTTTATCATCCTTTCTTTGTTTTTAATATTCCAACTCGTCTGGAATCATGAACTTCTCTTTGCGTTCTTCTTCCATCCATTCATCTGTCCAATTGAATCTTATTGTTTCCGTTGTTTCGTTCTTGATGCGTCTGCTCTCGACCTCGTACCACAACGGAATAAACTCATCCTGAATGCCTTCTTCACGATCTTTGGCAATCTCAATAACATTTGTCGCATTAAATAACGGAACATCGTCTTCATTCGTTCCCTTACGGCAGAACTCTTCCAAATATCCCTTTATAAAGTCATGATTGACTCTGTGAACAATAAAGGCACTGTCAACAAGGTTTGCGATATTCCCTGTGCCGGAAATGTCCTTGAGTCTCAAGAATGTTTCTGCCTTTCTCGGATGTGCTACCAATGCAATATGCACGTTGTATTGTTTTGCAAGCTCTGCCAACCCTTTGAGAACAACTGTCTGTGCTCTGTACTCGTTCGAATCAAGAGCCATGATGTCAATCGTCATGAGATTATCCATTATGATCAAATCGGGATGATTTGCTTCAACTTTGTCCTTTACCGCATTGATTAGATTCTCAAAGACCGAATTATAAGAGTTGTTGTAAACAAATAACCTGTTACCAATCCATGATCCGATTTTCTTCTTTGTATCATCGGGCACATACCAGAAGACTCCACCGTCTTTTTCATACTGTACGGAATATTGCTTCCCTGCTGCCTGTTGGATTAACCACCTTGAGAACCTCTTGTCCGTCAACTCTCCCGAATAAAACAAAACCGTGTGATCATCATTAACCGCTTGTAATGCTATCTGTGACAATATGGTTGACTTTGCCGATGCTCTCAGGCCACTCCAAACGCTCACACCACCCTTCATGAGTCCATGCATCTTCTTGTCTATGACATTAATGTGCGTCTTGATATATTCGTTGTCAGGTGTAGGCTTGCTCAGGATCTCGGATATTGTCTCCCAGATTGAACCGTTCTCAACATTGATTTCCTTCTTCTTACGTTCCCTGTTGTGACGCTTCCAACCTTCTTCAATGGCCTTATCGAATGCTTCATTGCTCTTTTCGTATGCATCCGGCTCGAATAATCGTCTGACATCCTGCCATGTCTTGCCTTGACATGAGTTGTGGAAGCACTTGAAGCCAATCGCACCACTCGGCAGCTTGAAGATCATGGCATCTTTGCCCCTGTGGTTTGAATCAAACGGACACTCATGCAGAATATACTTTGTGCTTGTGGCATCGCTTTCTTCTTTGTATCTGATGCCGTGTTGATTCATCCAATCTTCAATGTCGAATTCGTTCGGAGAATATCTGTTGTATTGTGCCGGTTTGACTTCTTCTTCTGGAATCTCATGAGCCAATTTCTCAAGATAAATTTTCTCTGTTGTCTTCAGCTCTTTCAGATCTCCGTCAATGCGTGACATTCGATGTTTCCTGACATCTGAGTTTGAACCTTTTTGAGCCAACGTGCCGTAAAGCTTACAGATCCTTGACGGATTCGCCACTGCTGTGTCAACTTTCACCTTGTCTGTACTGAACATGAGCGACAATGCCTTGAGGCATCTTTCAAGAAGATTTTTGTTCTCTTCGTTGTTTTTCAATCCGATGCTGTATAAAAGATGATAGCCATTGCCACTGTATGCCTTGACAGGCTCTTCAAATCCGATGCTCTTCAAATAAACATAAATGTCTTGTGCCAAGCTTGCAGACAATTCCAATTCTTCATCCGTGCTGCTTATTCCTGCCGGTCGTTCAGGATCTAAATCTATAAACAACCAATCATAACCAAAGACATCATTGTCATTCGTTGTTGATTTTCCTGCTAAGAACTTGTTGGCCTGTTCTCTGTAAAACAAATCATCGTTAATGTTGTTCAAAGTAATGTAAACATTAGTCTGTCGAAGATCTACCGTGTCAAACGCTTCAATCAATCTGTCAACATCTCTGAAGTAACCGCTCAATGGCTTCTTACCAAGAATGCGAACTTCAAAGAGTTGATTATTTGGCTTGAGTTGGAAGACAGCCTTCCTCAACTCTTGCTCGTTGATTATTCCTTCGTTGTATTTATTCATATTGCTTATCGCCTTTCAAAAAATCCAAATCAGCCGAAGGCTTTTTCTTTTGATTTTTTTTTGAATTCTTTATGACTTCTTTATCTTTCTTTAAGTTGGACTGGTCTGTGGCCTGCTCTGTGGTATACCCTGTGGTCGACTCTGTGGTCGAGTCAGTGGTCGACTCTGTGTCAGTACCTATGCCAAAAGAATCCTGTTCCGTGCAGTAATTACGCAAGGTTATGACTGTCTGCACTTTTGTCGATTCTACGTATATCAACCCGGTTTCTTGAAGTGCTTTCAATCTTTTTTGAACTGTATCTCTGCTCATGTTCCACCATTCGGCGAACTGTCTTGTTGATCCTTCGACCTGTCCTCTTTGGTATGTTCGGACCTTGTTTTTATATACTTTTGTTGTGTCCTGATAGAATGCTCTTAAATTCAAATCAAGATACACTTCTTTCAAATTGAATGCTTGTTCTCCAACATAAAGCGGATGATCCAAGAAGCCGTGACATATTTTTATATATCCCTGTTTCTTTTTCTTCATGCTTTCCCTTCCTCTAGAATTTCGATGATCTTCTTCCCTGTCTCCCTTCTGTCGCAGAAACATATTCTGACATCATATTCGTTCTGGATCGTCAACAAGCTCCGATAGAGTGACGAGCCTTTTGTTGCTTTTGGATTCTTCTTGAGTCTTGGATTGTCCCAGAAGTAAACATCTTCAAGCGTCTCAATGTCCGGCTCTTCAATCAAAAGAACTAATCTGCCCTTGGCTGCCAACAACTCACGTTTGAATCTTTCATGTTGCCGACTGCATATATTGCCAACAACTTCTTGCAGATTCTTCTTTGTGTCGATGCTCAGTTTGATGACATCCTGCAAGTCCTTCTTGTGTACGTTCTCCACTCCGTTCTTGTTTATGATCTCTTGAATTTCATCATCTATCAGAATGTAGTCACCAAACGGAAGCCGAAGAGACAGAAGTTCTGCCCCTTCACGCATCATCTGCGAATGCTTCCTCTGATTTGACGCTCCGTGTGTTCCTGTTAGTTGGTTGACATCAATACCGATAATCATTCGAAGGGAATCTCCTCATCTAAAGAATCAGGAATGTTCATAAAGCCATCATCTGATTTCTTAGTTGTGGCAGCAGGCCTGTCCTTCTCATCAAGAAGTCTTGCATCCGGGATTGTCTGTTCTGAAGCTTTTGCATAGTCGCAGAACCATCTGATTTTGCGTCTCATCTTGACTTCTCCGTTGTAAAGCTCCTCGACTTCGCCATAAACAACACCGATCTTCTTGTTTTTGAACTGTGTCGCAAAGTCTGCTCCCCATTTGATCTTGTTCTCGTCAATGCCGTTGCTTTCGCAGAATGCCTTCATGAAAGATTTAAAAGCCTTTGTGCAAGCGTTCTGATATTCTGTTGTGATGTAGTTGACTGCCTGATTCGGGTACTTCTTGTCAGGGCGTACATCTTTCTTGAACTGCTCTGTGAAATATCCTTCCTGTTCGTCCTTCTTGTCGAAGTCGATTGAAACAACGATCATTGGATCTCCGTTCTTCGTCTCTCTCTCAGATACGTTCTTGATGACAGCGAAGTGTCCGCCAAGTGTGACAGGTGTAAAATCGCCCGTCTGTGTGTTTTCATAGTTGTTAGGTTTCTGCATTTTCTTTTATCTCCTTTTCTCTTATTGTTCCGGCTGCTCCGTGTAAAGCGTGATGGCATTTCTTGCAAAGTGTGATGCCGTTGTTTAAGTCATATTGCAAATCAGGCATAAACCATGCCGGTAACTTGTGGTGTGCATCCAACTGTGTCGAATTGGCAACAAGACCGCATCTCTGACAAGTGTATTTATCACGTTCTTTGATTTGCTTTTTCCATTGTGCAAGTTTCTTCTTAGGATCTATTTTCGGTATGTGCTGGATGTATGATCCGCAGTACATACAATAGACCGCCACATGAGGACCTTTTAAACGATAATCAAACAGGCTGTCTTCTCCACATTTGGGACATCTGCCTTCATATTCTTCATAACCTTCAGGACATATCATTGTTTATCACTCCCACCCATAAAAAGCCTTGATAGTGTTATCAACTTCTTTCAAGTTGTTGTCTATCTCGATCTCTGAGAACATATCCTCAGGAGTCTTCGTGATGTCGAATCCATCTGTCTGTGTTCTGAAGAAGTGCTTGCCATTGTCAGACATACATCTGATGCAAACCGTGACCATGCCTTCAAGACAAACCTTGTTGTCAATCAACTTTCCAATTGTTCTGATCTTCGTGTCTCCTGCGTCGTTTGTGTCTTCATGCAACATGATGTAGACTCTTACATCGTCAGGAACTTCCTTTTTGATTCTCTGGACTAGGAAATACATTGTGTCTGCAATATCGTCATACATATCGAAGCTTGCATTGCCCTTTTTGTTCCTGTGATTGTCCATGAAATGATGCGTCATTAAATATCCTGCATCATCAATTACCGCCACTTTGCATGGCATTTTCTGACACTGTGTTATAATAGTGTCAAGGGAATCGGTACGGCATATGTATTTGAAGGAATTTTTGAACGGAAGTTGCTTTCCTTCAATGTTTATGAGCAGGATCTCGTCCTCGCCAAAGAACTTGAGACTTCTGCTCTTACCGCTTCCCGATTTCCCATAAATAAGAATTGGCATTCCCATTCTCTCTTTCTCCTTTCTTACTTAATAACAACGTGTTTTCCTCTTTCTTCGAGATACGCAAAACCTAAAGTTTCGCCGTTCTCTAAGTGCTTTCTGATAAGCTCCGTGTCATCCTCGTAGATAATACGCTTGAAGTTGTCCGGGACTTCTCCGATTATCTGAAGCGGTAACTTTCCGCCATTGGCCTGAAGCTTAATCGTGTAGTTTCCTGCTTCAATCTTGTCGAGGTTCAAATTGATCATTGCCCATTTGATTGCATCTTTCATGCGCTTGATTCCGTTCTTGCGAGCGTCGGCCTTCTCCTTGAAAAACTTATACATTTCTTCAGCTTTCTTCTGTTCCATGTCCATCTGCTCAAGCACTGCGATATATCCCGAAGCCTTGACTTCCAACTCTCCCATCATTCCGTCAAGCGTATCTCTGACCGCCTGGACATCAGCGTCGGGATCTGTAAGCATTTCGTATAAAGTTTGCGTATCGGAAGTAATCTCAAATAAAGAACTCATTTCCCGTCATCTCCTTTCTGCTCTTCAATTCCCAACATTTCCTTTATCTGGTCTTTGAGCTGATCGATGGTTCTTTCTGCGTCCATGCGTCTTGAAAACTCTTTCGTTTCAGCAGCCTTGGCATCCTTGACGCTCTGCTCCAGCTTCATGATTTTCTTCTTCATCTTGAGATACTCGTTAAGCGGAACAGGGATTGTGATGTCTTCCGTCCACTTCTTTTCGGGAGTCTCGATCTTCGGCTCAACCATGTTCTGCTCTGGTGTTTCGACGTTTGCCGGAACAACTACTCTTTCGATTGTCATTTCTTTGTCTCCTTTCTTAAATAAAATCAGCTATGTTCATTTGTTGATTTGCTTCAAATTTGAGCATTTCGTTTTTTGCACGTTCATAAAAAGTTTTGTCTATCTCGAAGCCAAAAGCGGAGCGGTTTAATTCTCTTGCAGCTCTCAAAGTTGCTCCAGAACCGCAACATGGATCTATAACAACATCGCCTTCGTCTGTGAATGTTTCAATCAGCTTTTTTAATACTTTGACGCTCTTCTGTGCTGGATGAATCTTTGGGATGCTTTTGTCGTCTCTTTCCCATTCAAACCAATTAAAAACCATGTGCCCTGTTCCAACTATGTTCTTTCCTTCCGCGTCTACCTTCAAACCGTTTCTAAACTTCGGAAGCTTATCACGGTATAAAAGCAAAGCATATTCTGTTGCTCCGACAACTCTCATGTTCGCTTTTAATACTTGCGGAGAATAATTCTTGATAAACACAAGCGGAATGTATTTTACAAATCCATGCTTCTTGGCTGCGTCTATCAGTGTGTGTTGTTGTTCCCATGAGCAGAAAACAATCATGCATGGACTGTTTGAGCTTCTACCTCTCGGAACAGGATTCTTGTCATCTTTCTTCAGCATCTTTGAGCAAAAGTGAAAATACTCATACAGATTAAAGTTAAAATCTGAATTAAAAGCTGCTTTCTTTGCGAATTTGCTTTCGCCGTTTTTGTTATCCCCCCCCACGTACCACATAGGATTTGAGCCATAAAAGTTGTTGCCTATGTTGTAGGGAACGTCTGCAATGATTAGTTGCGCTGGCGGAATAGCATATTTCTTGTAGTTTTGCATTGAATCACGATATATTTCGCATTTCAATTTCCTTGGTCTTTGCTCCATCACGTTTCCTTTCTTAAATGTGTAAATTTCCGCTAAAACTAAAGCTTTCAACCTTAGTCCCGTTTTTAATTGCGTTTTCCACGTGTTCCAGAATGGCAAGCAACTCAGCTCTTGTTACGTCCTGCCATGTGACCATTTCTGAACCTTTCACGTGATATTTGACTGTAATGTCCATGATCTCTCTGTCGTTCATTTTTTACCATGTGCGAATTCTAAGTCTTCGCTCCTTTCTAAGATATTGAGAACATATGCGGATTTGACTTCGCCTGTTTCTCTAAGTCTCTGAGCACCTTTGACATTTCCGTTGTAAAGATAAAGAACTTCGGCAACGTCTTCATGTTCCTCGAACAACTCTTCCAGATAATCCGTTGCGACTGCGATATTTCCATCAATGTCGGTCAAGTCTGTGACTCCAAGTTTCTCCATTCTGTTCTTGTGGCATTTCGGATTGACCTGACACAGACCGATGCAGGAACCGTCTTTCGATACCACATCAGAGATATATCTGCTCTCTTCGTAGGCCAACGCTTCAATTAACTCTGGGCATATTCCATAATGTTTGCCCCACTTCTCAGCAGCGGTCTTGACTTCTGTCGGGATTCCGTCATCAACAATCCGATTGATAACAATGTCATCGTTCCTCGCATACACAACTCTTGGCTCTGTTATTGGCTCATATACGGCTTTTACTGTCGGAGTCGGAGAATGTGTCACTATTGATTGAAACGTGTCTGATTTGGTCATTCTGTGCATTTCTGAGGATAGCAGACTGCAATATCCGAAGGCGCATCCTGTTAAAATCGCTAACATAACACACATCACATCTGTTTTGCTGAATCTCACTCTTTTCCACATTCTTCTTCTCCCTTGTAACCTGTCCACTCTGCAAACTTCACCGGGCTGATATAAAACGACCTCTTGCCATGCTTCCCCTTAATACAACAGCCAATCGGCAACACGTTCTGTGCAATCGCCTCTCTGACATACAACTCAGAAACTCCCATGATTTTCGCTGCCTTCTTGACTGTGATCTTCTCAGCCATTGAACTTCCTTTCCGCTCTCTGCCAATATTCCTGAATGCACTCATTGATTTTTTCTTCACTCAGAACTTCCAACATATGCTTTGCGCTCGATGCTGGTATGTTGTATATTGCCATGATTGCTATTAGTGCCATTCTGTCTCCTTTCTTTGACGGGTGTAAATAATGCGTCCTCAACGCTCCATCCACGTTGCAACCTTCCATAAACCACTTGATGACTTTTGAACCCTAATTCATTGCACCATTGTTGCAATGTTTGCGTTCTGCCTCTTGCTGTCAAATAGTTGTTTCTTCTTGTGTTGTTTGATTGAACCTTCATATCAACCCATCTGCAATTATCAGGTGAATATCCTTTGTTGTTGTCGATGCGATCGATTGTCAACCCCTGTTCAAATCCGTTAGCCATTGACCATTCATAAAAAGCCATGAAAGAATTCTTCCATTCTTCACAAATCGTTATCCCTCTTCCGCCGTATCTCTGATATGAATAATTTTTGGGATTACAGCATCTGTCTTTAATTGTTCTCCATCTGATATGAAGCGGATGCCTAGATAATCCATGTCTGAAATTAGGATTGTTTTCCCCTGTCACTTCACGACTCACTGTTACTCCTTTCTGTTGCAGATATGCAACTCGCTAGATAAAATAATCATCTGCGCTGATCTGATAAGTTTTACACAGCGTCTGGACTTGTTCCAAAGTGAATGGCAACCTTCCGTTTAACTTAGCGTTGACATTTTCCTGAGTTATATCAAGAACCTTCGCAACGTCAGCCTGTGAAATCTTATGTTCAACCAGCCATGCTTTGAATCGCAAATCTTCCATTCGATTCTCTCCTTTCTACAATATTTTGTGTTTCACATTTGCAACACCCTATAACTAATTATACACACTTGTTTCACATTTGCAACACATTTTGTTATGTTTTTATTATTTTTTGTTTTATAATTGACGATAAGAACATTGGAAGGAGCGTGATATTATGGAAAACATTTTCGGAAAAAGACTCAGAGAATTACGAGAAGAACATGAACTGACAATGGACTACGTTGTTTTTGATATGCAACATAAATACAACATCGAGATAAATAAAGGACAACTCTCAAGATGGGAAAAAGGACAATCACCATCGCTCAAATACATCAAGTATCTTGCTGTTTATTACAACGTGTCTGCAGATTATCTGCTCGGCTTGACGGAATCAAAGAAACCATCTACCAGAGTCAATTCTCTGCGTGACATCCTCATGGAAGAGCACTCAACAAACATCAATATTGAAGAAGCTCGAAAAATCATCGACAACGCAATAAACAAAGAACCGAAGAAACTAATAAAAGTTGGTATGCCACAAATAGCAAAACAACCGAAGCCTAAAAAGGCATAGAAAGAAGGTGAACACCACGAAGGCAAGTAACGGCTCAGGAACTGTAATCAAGAAAAAAGGCAACAGACGGAAACCCTATGCAGCCATTGTGACTGTTGGTTATGAGATCGTCGGAGAAAAAGTCATCCAGAGACGCAAAGCTGTTGGGTATTTCCGAACACAAAAAGAAGCACGTCAAGCGTTGGCGGAGTATAACGAAATGAATCTCCGTCCCGATTCGCTTGATTTGACGCTTGATGACATATGGCGGAAACTGTACCCAGAGAAAGAATCAACATTGTCACATAGTCGTTTAGCCGGTTATCAGAAGGCCTATGAACGACTAGAACCGCTGAAAGATAAAATCTTTAGGAATCTAAAGACAAGTGATCTGCAGAGAATTGTTGACGTTTGCCCGACGGGATCCGCAGGAAAGAAGGACATCAAGATTCTGTTAACAGCGTGTTACAAATACGCTCTCGAAAATGACATTTGTTCAAAAGATTATGCTCAGTTTATCAAGATTGAGAAAGACGATGTTCAGATTGAGCGTCATGTCCTGTCAGAGTACGTCTGTGAGCTCGAATCTGCCCCATTTAGCCACTTCAACACTATTATGCTTATACTTCTTTATACTGGCTGTCGTAGTGCTGAGATTTTGGCAAATAGCACTGTGTTTAATTTGGAGAACGGAACAATACAGATCAACGAAGCGAAGAACAAAACGTCACTGAGAACAATTCCGATTCATCCAAAAATAATGGAACACGTGAAAAATTATCTTGATATGCCTAGAATGAGTTATCAGAAACTATACAGAGAAGCCAAGGAACACGGATTCACCTTGCATGATACTCGGCACACATTCGCAACAAGATGCCATGAGTGCGGTTTAAATGAGCTTGTCATCCAGAAGCTTCTCGGCCATGCTCCGAAGACAATCACTCAGTCGGTTTACACACACATCAGTCTGGAAGAAATGCGCTCCGAACTGAGCAAACTTCATTACTAATTTTTGCCAATTTTGGCATCTACTTGGCATCTACCGTACTTTACGGAGACCCCATTTAAACAAATTGCACAATTAAAAAAATCCCGAAAAACCGCTATTTTCAACGATTCTTCGGGATTATTTTTGTATAAATTATTCCACTTGTGATAGTATTAACTTTCCTGTGTTTTCAAGGGGTTGTAGCTGTTTTTGGCAACTACCCTGTCAACTACCGAAAATATACAACTTGCACAACGCTTATCTTACCACAAATCATGTATACTTCTCAAGCATCGTCCAAGTCTTAACACCGACCTTGCCATCAACGACCAACAATTTTTCTCTTTGAAATGCCTTGACCGCTTCTTCCGTTCTTTTCCCATACTTGCCGTCAGCTCCGGTCTTGCCCAGATCATAACCAAGATTCTGCAAAATCCTCTGACAATGCACTACATCAGAGCCGACCATCATCGGAAGTGTGTATTTCAGGACTCGTCTGCTTTGTATATGTTGCGGAGTGTCCTGCGGATCGTAGGAATAGAGCTTGTAGCGTTCCACTGTGTCACATAGCGTTTGAACGTACCTTGATGATGTAGCATAACCGTCAGCTTTGAGAAACTCCGCAAACTGTTTGTAAGTGATGCACTCTTTCAAATTGGCATATCTTGAAACGGAGATAAAATCAAAGTAGCCTTTGACACCTTCTTCGTCGTTCAAATACGTGCGGAAATTGTCTTTTATGGTCGTAAGCGTTCCGACATTGTATTCTTCCTTTGTGGCAAGATTAACGGAACTGCCCTTCCATGATTTACCGCATTTCATTCCAAAGTGATTGTGATACAACTTCGCAAGAGAACTCGTTCCGGCTGCACCTTCGACAATCGCCTGTGCAATGATCGTTGAACAAATCTTGTAACCTCTTTGCTTTGCTTCGCTCTGGATCATCGGAGCAATGTGCTTTATGAACTCTTTGGCCTGTGCTGAACTGTAACCCATATTATTTCTCCATATCATCTAACCTCTGATTGATAACCTTGACATCAGATTCGAGTTGAAATGTCCGTTCTATGACGGAATTGTGCTTGTCAACTTTCTTCTCCAATTCTTTCAGTCGATATTCAATCAGACCCATTGTCTTGTGATTCTGAATAGCTGAAACTATAAGCGCAGACGCTGCGGAAATTAACGGAGCTCCGATTGTAGCAAGAACATCACTCATTGTCTGCCCCTTTCTGGTCAACTGCCTTTCCGTCAACCCACGCTTCACAGAAGGCATAAATTGCAGCAGAAAAAATACCGCATATTGTGCCGATTATTGTTACTGTCTGATTTGATGTTACGATACCTGATATGCTCGTTGCAATACTTCCAAGGAAAGCTGCGACACATATCCAAAATTTTCTGCTCATTAGTTTTTTCATTCTCTTATCCCCTTTAATTTGAATAGTTTAATCAAACCGCACATGACGATTTCGCCACCGAAGAAACCAAATACCCCTGTGGTCAAATCGGAATCAAGCGGTTTTTCTAGCCATAAAAATACAAGGCATATTGTGGTATAAACTATCAACATTGTGATAGAAAATACCACGTACCTTGTCAGTGACCTTGTGACTTGTGGCCTGCGTCTCATTGATTACTCCTCTGAAGGTGTTTCAACCTGTGCCGGCTGAGGGTCGTGATGTATCTTGTTGTCATAGTAACCCTGAACGATTCTGAGATTCTCGTCATAGATTCCGACTGTTGCCGTGATAACATCAGAAGCGTTCCAAAGGATCTGTGACGTTCCAAGGAATGACACAATTGCTGTCTGAATGTTGTTCGTTTCTGAAACTACTCTAAAGCTGCCGTTTACGCATTGAATTACTGAATACATAGTTTTTTCTCCTTTACTTTATGACGTATGTTATTGTTCCGTATGGCTGAGCTGTTTGCTGATGTAACACAAAGGCTTCAATTATGCCTGTTGTGTTTATTCTGCAAGGTATTGAAGTTATGTTGTAATTACCGCCCAAAGTCAAGATGTTCAGGATGTTTGCATGAATAGTCTTTTGAGGACGCATTTCTTCGGGCAACGCTTCGCTTGTGATATAGTCCCAAGCATCCTCAGACATTCTGCCGACCATTGCAAATGAATCGCAGGCAATGTTTACAGTCACTGTCTTTCCGACCTTAACCGCATTGATAAGGTTATTTGCGTCGGTAAATTCAACAGTCTTGAATGGATTCACATCCTCAAAAGCCAATACCTCTCTAAACTCAACTTCCTCAACCGTCTGCCCAACTAACGGAGCGAACACATCATTCTGCCCGACTAAAGTTTCGAGTTGCTTTGGAGTGAGTTGGATTGTTTGTGGTGTGGCTAATTCGTAAACAAGATATTGACCTGTTACCGCCGTCTTGAAGTCTGATGCCGATAATGAATATCTGCTTGAGTCATTAACAAATATACGATAGTAACTTCTTGCTTCTTCAAAATACAGATTTATAACACCATCTTCTGATGTGATTAAATCTTGTATGAATTTATAACATTCACAGTCTCCGTTTGCGTACCAATAACCATTAGCATATACTGCTTTTTTGAAGTCTCTCGGATATTCCGTAAAAAACAGATTTGCACCTGTCTTGTTCCATGTATAACTACCCAAATCAACACGAGCGTACGTAACCGTCAACTTCCCACTGACCGCATCAAGTGTACCACCGTAATATGTACCGCCTAGGTTGATTGTTGTGGTGTAGCCGTTGTAAGGTGTGTATTCTGTTGCCTGTGAACCTTTTTCTATTTGAACATTGTAATTTCTTGGGTCAACTCCATCTGTCATTCTATATCCGACAGTTATATACCCATTTACAGACTCAACAGTTCTTGATATTCCAACC